TGAGTTTGGAAGATCTTGCCTTCGAGAAGGTCAATGATCTGTGCTTCGCCGTTGTTTTTGGCTTCTTCTAAACCGTTAATCGTAACAGTAGCTGCATACTGGCCCCAGTCGTACTCAGCAGCAGAAATGCCAGTCTGAGCATCAACAAGAATAGTTTCAGTACCACTGTACGATGCGGCGGTGTCGTTCGCCCCATAAATGATAGGAACAACGATCTTTGCGCCACCGCTCACAGTTCGCATGGTTGACGAATTTGTCAACGCATAAAACAGCGGGCGAGCCGAAAAGATGTTGTCCACCAGTTTAGGGACGTAATTGTTGAGAGTCGTTGTCAGAATCTCATCGAAATTGCTGTTACCAGCCATTTGTAATTACTCCTAAAAGGTTAAGTGCTTAGTTGTTTTTTTGCCAATTCAAACGCTTCCCTTATACTGCTCGCCTTTGATTCAGACTTTGATTGGGTTCCCGATTGGGTTGACCCACCTGCAGTAACTACGGCTGCTTCACGTTTCTGATTCGTAATTTCCTGTTCTTTCTGCAGTTTGTCCGCTGTCGATTTAACATCATTAAATCGCCAGTGGGTATACGCTGCATCAAGATTAGAAATCTGATTCTTTAACGCATGATTGAGAAGTTCTCGGGATTCAAAATCCCCATACTTCTCCTGCAACCTTTGGACCTCGTTTTCTATGACCTGCTGACGTTGGGCTGATTCTTGACGAGCAATTTTCCCTTCAAGTTCTGTAAGTCTTTTGTCGGTCGGAGTTTCCTCTTCCCAATCCTCAGATCCCTGTACCTCGGAAGGTGCGGGGGTGTCTATGTCAAAAGAACGAGCTAGAACTTTCAGAGTCTCTTCTGGGTTTGATTCCAGAGCGGATACAATCGCTTCGGCTTGTTGTAAGCGTTCACGTTCAGCGGATAATTCCTGCGTCTTACGGGTGTAATCCGCTTGACGTTGGTATCCATTTACAAGTTCACTTTGGGGTATCTGCGTTTCCTCGCCGTCCACCTTAATGGTGTACATTTGCTCGGGTTCCACAGGTCCTTCATCAACTTCGGTTTGTTCTGAAGCTTCAGGATTGTCCACGACTTCTGTGGATTCCAGTTCTACTTCGGTTTCGTCGGGCACTAGCCCCTCCTAGGAGTCTGCAATGAGTTGCTCCTATAAGAATATAGCCGTGTCCCATCATAAAGATGGGAGTTCCATTCCCATTTGATTTTGTAACTGAGCTAAAAGCTCGGGTGGGACTCCGCCAGTCGGCGCAAAAGCGCCTCCTCCTTCTGCAGGTGGCATAGGTATTCCCCCTAATGAGGGAGGCATTCCACCTGCTGCGGCGGGATCAGGCGGAATTTGATCTTCTACCGCCATTGTTTGTGGATCTGGCTGCTGCACAAGGAATTTCTCTGGGTCTTTAATCCCAAAGCCTGATTCCAAAACGTGAACAGCCAACGCTTGAGGGTCAATTACTGTTCCCACAAGCGGGCCAACAGCATTCATCAAACTGATAGCTTGCTGTTTCCGAATGGTTTCGTTCATCGGCTGGGTGGAACCAGCTTGAACAGAAAAGTCGTATTCTCCCACGATGTCATCACGGGTGTATTCGATGAATAGGTCTTCTCCCTTGCCAGATACCCGAGCCATGTGGTCACCAGTCATAAACTGTTGCATGAGTTGGATTACACGGCGGGCAACGGCAGAGATCCCTAGTTCAACGATTGCGAGTTTGTCGGCGGCACGAGCGTTTTGAGCGTCAGCAATAATGCTGGCTTCTGTAGCCGTGCGCCGTATTTCAGGCATGGCTCCCCGAGCGTATTCCGAGATACCTGAAACAGTGTTTATGTCGTTTTCAATTATGTTGGAGTAGTTGTAAATCTCTGGGCTTATGGCGACCTGAGGCATCGGAACCACAACGTCCTGAAGCGGTTTGTTTTCGTCCACAACGGGAACTAGTCGTCCGTCCTCATCAGATTCGAGAGCTTCACGCCCTTCTGGACCGAAGGACCGTTCATGGTAAAGATATTTTCGGGCGTAACGTTTCCTGTCGTTCATTAGCTGCGAACGAGTTTTGTCGAGTTCTAGTTGCAGCGATTCAATCGATTCCAAATCTCCGATTGGGTAGAACCGATCAGGAACATCGTAGTTTCGTAGCATCACGAACGGCTGACCGTACGGGTACGGCATCGCCATCGGATCAATAAGAAACTCGGCAGAGTTCTCTCCGTAAACTGCCACCGTATTGGCAGAGATATCGTAAAACTCCCAAATAATTACTTGGTCATCAAGAAACTCGTTACGGTCGTCAACATAGGTGCTGTTCTCGACGTATCCGCCATCCGCCGTAAGACGCTTACGGGCGGACGGCTTAAATCGTTGGTCCGCCTGAGCATCCTCCAAGGGTCGCATAATTCTTTGTGCGATCCATTTTGCGTCGGATAGACAGGTAGCTGCAGGATCAACGAAAACATCGAAAGGCGATATACGTTCCACAAACGGTTGGTCCTCAACAATACGCATAATGCTGGAGGGGACGTTTGCCATGAGATCTTCGTCTGTGGGGAGATCGCCTGCCAAGTCGGGCGACTCCATCGCAAATTGATCTACTTCGTCAATCGCTTGCGAGATCAGAGCGTCACGTTCAGATTCAGTAACTGATTGTTCCTGCTCTACAAACTTCCATCCCGTTTTGATCCAACCATGACCAAAGATAAGGAAATCTTTGACTGCGTTTCGGAACGGAGTACGGAAATCATGGTGTTTCCAAAGATAGTTAGCGACAGCTTCCACAAACGCTGCCCGATCGTTATTGGCAGCAGCAGTTGCTTGGACCACAATCTTGGGATAGTTCACGGCAACACTTGGAGCGATCACGTTAATTGTGCTGAACGCCAAATTGACTGCAATCAGATCTCGGTTCGTTGCAGTTGTGGAAGGCCAATGTTTTCCACGGTAAAGATCGTTGAGGCGACGCCAGTTCTGTTCAAAGTTTTCTCGGTCACGCCAACGACGACATTTATCGATTTTTTCGATGTAATCTTCAAGTAATTCTTGACGAGTTTTCCGAGGCATAATCAGAACTGGGCTTTCTCTGGCAACTTCTCAATGTTTCGTCCTGAAACTTTAGCCTCAGCGTACACCTTGGCTTCCCGTTCACGATTGGTAAGCCCCTGTTCATCAGGGGCCAATATGGACTGGTAGCCTCGCCCTGTCGATACGGTAACCGACTTCAGACGTAACCGTCGTTCGTAAAGCTCTCGGAGTTCCTTAAAGGAAACTGCACCACGCCTGTTTATGACGTAGGCAGTAAATTCCTCGAAGGTTGCTCCGTCTGGCAGGACGGCCACGATCAGCCAGCGTTATGGCCGCGGAGATCGGGTTGTTTCCCAGGTTCTACCTTGCCAGTAGTGCCGTGCTGATTTTTGGGCGTATCTCGGACACCTGTTTGTCCGTTGCCGCCTGTCTGGTTAGCGTACTTAGGGCTGTCTAACCGTTCCTTAGGACTTTGGGGTCCACCTGGGGACCAGATCGGGTTTGCTGAAACTTTGGAACCACGTTCCATTTTTCCGTTCTTGCCCTTTGCTCCGTCGATAGTTACGCCAGGAGTCTGAGCGACATTTCGCGCCATTACAGCCCTTCCTTGTAGAACATGCTCTATATGAAGATTACCGTGTCCCACGGACTGTAGACGCTCCAATGTGGAAAGGGGAGGACTCTGGCTCATTTCTTCCTAAACGAGCGAACCAATCAACAGTCCAGTAGTCGTCAACAACAGGAGCGTATTCAGGTTCGTAAGCATATTTACGCATTTGGTTTGCCAACGCTAAAGCCATTACTCGGTCATCGTAGGGAGATCCCGACATCGATCCCCTGTCGTTACGAACGAAAGTTCGTAACTCCCCGACAGTGTTACGGTCATTAATCCCCAACTCGCTGTTCCGCAATGCGGAACTCAAATCGTCGATCATCAGAGGCTTCGATGTTCGAGTAGTTTTCCAGCCGTACTCTTGGGTAATGCGGTTATTGATGTTGTTGAGTTGACGTTTCCGAAACAAATTCGGGTAACCCAAATGCCGTAGCTCCGTGATGGTCGTCAAACCATGATTGTTTGACTCCACACAGCACAAAGCACTCCGATACCACACCCCAACAGCCATAACTTCTTCAGCCAAAAGATCAGGAGCTATATGCCCATGCCATATAGCGGACTGGTTACCTGTTCCGACATTCAAAACCTGGATGACGCTGTAATCGCCATGACCAAGCCCCTCGGCTGTATCCACCCCCATCACATAGGCACTTCTAGGTTCAGGATATTCCCATACTTCTAAACTCATGTTCTGAACTCCACGGCCCGACCACTCCGTTGCAGATATCCGCTTTCTCCAAAGGTAGTGTGTCTACCTATCTCTTCCAAAACATCGAGATCGAACACAGGGTTACCCGACTTGACGAACGCCTCCTCGGGCGTCGTCGGGTACTCCTGTGCCAACTGCCACGGCAGCATCGACTCAACTTTTTCCTGATACCAAGCATCTCCACGATCCTCAGTAGCTGACCACGGAAAAAACATAGGCTCAAACTTGTTCGCCCCCGTAGACGACCCCACCCACAGGTGATGAAAAAAGTTTCCCGAACCATTCGCCGTACTCAAACCAATAATACGGCCCCCAACGTCAGCGACAGGTTCAATGGAAGCCCATGCCTC